CAAATCGGCGACAATTGGGAAACCCTGAACGTCGAGCAACTCAGCCAGATCATCAATCTCCTCGAACCGATTCAGGAATTTCTTATCGATCTAAAAAACCAGCGCTACAGCCTCAAAACTCAGCCATAGATGTCGCGCCAATCAATCGCCGAGTCTCTTCTCGGCGGCGCATCTCTCGGTCCTAATGGCGGCTACGCACCCTGCCCTGGTGCCAGCCAGCATACCAAGGCGTCAGGTCCGAAAGATTTCCGCATCATCCTCGACGGCGCCCCCACGGCCTCCTGCTTTCACTCTGGCTGTTCCTCCTCTGTATCGACGTTCAACCTTGAACTCCGGCGCCTGATCTGGGCGGAAGAACACGTCGGCGACGCCCGCCACGGCCGCGACACTCGCCGCGATCCCGCACCAGAACCAAAGCGCTCAACCGCGCCCGCAAGGCCCCATCTGGATCTCGACCGCATCAATGACTTCATCCGCGGCTGTCCGGTGATCTCTGAAAAATGGCTGGCCGAAAGATCTCCGGTCGACCTCGACACCATCACCACGCCAGAAGCATTTCTTTGGCATCTATACCGCGACAACGAAAAGGTTTTGATTTTTACCGACCAACGCAGTCAAGGCGACTTCCTCGCTTGGAAAAAGCCGGCCGAACTCGACCGACCGGCCAAAATCTCCACCTATCGCCTGTCGCAGACGAAAGGAGTCTCCGCCGTTGCCAGTCTGCTCCCCGAAGGCGCTCCCGAAGGCGTCTGGTTCCTCGTCCAGCCTGTTTCTGGCGCTTGGGAAATCAAGGTTGATGTCACCGTGGCTACGGCGACTACTGCCCGAGAAACCCACCCAAAATACACTCGGCGAAGCCAGCAAAACGTGATCGCCTGGCGTTATTTCGTCCTAGAGTCTGACGAACTCAGCGCCACCGACTGGCTGCGCGTCCTGGTGCATTCTGCGCTTCCGATCGCCGCGATCTACACGTCCGGCAAGCGCTCCATTCACGCCCTAGTAAAAATCGAGGTCCCCAGCAAAAGCACATGGGACGCGGCCAAGAAAACCCTCATCTCTCTCGTCTGCCCGCTTGGCGCTGACCCGGCAGCGCTAACGGCCGTCCGCCTCTCTCGCCTTCCTGGCTGCCTTCGTGGCAACGAACTTCAGCGCCTGCTCTACCTCGACCCCAGCGCCAGCCGCTCCGTGATCCGCCTTCTCCCAGCACTACGCTAGTAACATGACCCCGACCCTAATATATGACCAACCAAAAAGACCCCAATCCGCCACTCCCCTCCGAACTTATTGACTCAGTAAAACCGAGCATCACCAATCTCGGCATCGATCTCCCCGGCATCGCTGCCTTCGTCCCGTGCATCGATGTCGCCATGCCTATCCGCATGCTCGCCTATGAAATCGGCCGCACCATCGCTCGTCAAAATATCTTCCTCAGAAACGGCCAAGTCGGCACCGTCTGCACCAAGACCGGCGACTGGCTAAAGATGACTGCAAAACGCTTCTCTGGCTGGCTCGAGGAGTTTACCACGTTCCGATCTAGTTCTGGAAGGCGACACCGTGAAAGCCTGACCCCTGAAGACGCCGGAATTATTCTCGAAACCGACATCTTTCTTGAATGTCTGAATCCGCTCATGTCCATTCACCTCATGCGTCTGCCAGTAAGGCGCTCGGCAAAAAAATGGGACGTTGAATTTCTTGAACCCGGCTACGATTCGCGCTCTCAGATCTACACCCTAGAAACGATCACCTACCCAATGACGTGGACCGTCACCGAGTCAATCGAATACCTCGACCGACACGGCAAAGATTATCCATGGACATGGCCAAATGACATCGTCCGCCCCCTAAACGAGAATCGTTCCTGGGCGGTTCAAATTGCCGTGATGATCGGCTGTTACTGCCGCGCATTTTTTCCTCCAGGCACCGCCCGGCCCATGCTTACCATCGTGGGCAACCAGCCAGGCACCGGGAAATCGACTTTGGTGGCCATGGCATTGATTCCGGTCTTCGGCCACGCGAGCGCCGGAAAGATGCCACGGAACGACGACGAAATGAACAAGGAACTCGAAACCATCGCCCGCACTCAATCCCCGTACCTTTTCCTCGATGACATCGGCGAAAGTATTTACTCCGTGGCCCTCAATCGCTTCATCACAGCGTCAAGCCACGCAGGCCGCGAAATGGGCGGAAACGACAAGCTCTTCCGCGTCCCGCAGCTCACCCAAGTCTTTTGCACCGGCAATGACATCAAACTCAGCGCCGATCTAATGCGCCGAACGCTGGCGATGGAACTTCACCTCGCCACCGAAATCCGCGGCCGCAAATACGACCGCGCCATTACTCCTGCATACCTTTCCAAGCCAGAGACACGCCAAAGCATGCTGGCCGCGCTGTGTGGCATCCTGCGCGCCACCCTCGACCTCTACGGTGGCACTGACGGCGACAATATTGTCCGCGTCGATGGCCTTGAAAGTTTTGAAGACTACACCTCGACCATTTCAACGATCGTCCAAGTCGCCGGCTACACGGATCCGCTTGTCGCTCCTGAACTGGCGTCTTCTGGTGCCGAAGATGATGATGAAATGCGCCTTCTGCTGGTCACCATCGCCTCAGAAACCGAAGAAGACACCGAGTATGACCGTAACAGCATGGTTGAAGCTGCGCGCACGGCTGGCCTCCTTGAGGGCCTTGTCGGGCTGGCTGGTGATAAGGAACTCGACAGCAAGGCCACGAAGCGCTGGGGCCGGCAACTTCAGAAGTGGCGCGGACGGCAGTTGGTCGATGCCCGCGGGCGTCGCTTTGTTTTCTCTCATCGGCACCAGAGAACAGGCAAGAAATATCCCATCAAGTTCGTAAAAGGTTAAAGGAATTCAAATGACCGTTTTACTTTGTCCGCGACTCGTCACAGTGACTAGTGACTCGTCACTTTTACTTTTTGAAGACCAAAACTTAAAAGCGAATTCAAAAAAAAGAGATTTAAAAAACGATCACTCGTCACAAATCCGTAGACTCGTCACATCACTCGTCACTCAAGTTTTCGAGGGGGAACTGGTGAAATGTGATGAGTGTGACGAGTGTGACGATAGTTATACAAATACCATCCACTAGCAATCATTAGAAGGCTACAGCTAAAACGCACCATGATCGTCATTCTGAGACCAAAAAGCGGTACGCGGCCACCCCTTCCGCGGACGAAAAAGTGGCCCGGCACCCCCCCCGTAGGAAACCTCTATCCCTACCCCCCCGCAGGGTCGGTTGAACAGTCTCGTCGTGCATTCTCAAATTCCGTCCCCGATTCTGTCCTGTCCTTTTGACAACTTACCAAAAACGACTCGTCTAGTCCAACCGCCCGCTGTCCTGGCCTCCAATCATGCAACTCACGCCCGAACTCGCTGCCGAACTCCTCGCCGCCGACCTCAACAACATTGTCTTGAAGATCCGCTCCGGCGGCACCCTCACCGCCGACCAGGCCAAGCGCATCGCCGAGCATCACGCCCCGCCTCCCGGCTTCGCCTTCCTTCCTGACGATCTCCCCGCGCAGCCTGCACCCGCGCCTGTCGCCCCAGTCGTCCCCGAGGCCACCGCTGGCAAGCGCCTCCTACCCGGCGTCCTCGATGGCTACGCCGTCACCTACGCCACCTCCTCGCGTCAGATCCGCCGCTGGCTCACCGAGGGAGCGCCGCTTCACGACCCTGCCGCCATGCCCGCTTGGTGGGAAAGCGAACTGGCCGCTGGGCGAAAGCGCTGGGGCCTTCCCGATCGCATTCTGCAAGCCTCACGCCTTGCCAGCGCACCGGCATGTGACGAGTCGCCTGGTTCAGCTTCGCCTTCATTCACTCTGCCCGCTTCGTCGCACATGTCCACCGGCACCGGCGACCGCATCAACCTCGAAGACTACGACCCCGAAGAAGGCGACCGGCTGCGCGAACTCAAACAAATTCAAGCCGCCCGCTACACCCAGCTGAAGAACGCCCTCGCAGCCGGCAACGACACCGTCATGCTCGAAACCAAATATCTCCGCCTCACCGAGACGCTCGACAAAATGGAAACCCGCGTCAGCGAACGCCTAAAGAAGCGCGGCCTCTACATCGCCCGACCGGAAGTCGAACGCGAACTTGCCACCGCCGCCGAACTCATCCGCCAAATGGGCGAAAGCGAAGCCCGGCGCCTGCTCGAACTCTGCCCCGACCTCACCGCCAACGGCCGCGAACAGATCCTCCGCGCCGTCCCCATGCTCGCCGAAGCCCGCGCCCGCGTCTTCCGCACGCTCGGCACCCTCCGCACCACCGAAGACGCCCTCCTCGAACTCCGCAACTGACATGCTCTTCCCCTCCACCCTCGTCAGCGGCGCATTCGCCAAAGCCTTCGCCCCCATCCCGCCCGAACCCATCTGGGAATGGGCCGATCGAAACGTCTGGCTGGCCGGGAATGAAGCCGCCGAGCCTGGCCCCTATCGCAGCGCCAAAACTCCCTGGGCGCGCTCCATCCAATCACTCATGGGATCTCCCTGGCACGAAATTTACGACTGGTCAGGCGAACGCTGGATCACCGTCCCCCTCAAGGAAATCAACGTGATGAAGTCCAGCCAAAGCGGCTTCACCGAAGCCGTCCTCAACGCCATCCGCTTCTCCGCCCAATACCGCCCCAAAAACGTAATTTACACGGTCGACACTCGAGAAACAGCCCGCGACATTTCCAACCGCCTCCTCCCCTCCCTCCAAAAGCTCGACGGCGCCGACATCTTCACCGGCGACGATCACGACCTCGGCACCTTCGTCATGCGCCTCCGCGCCATGGACATCTGGTTCCAAGGCTCATTCAGCATGGGCAAATTCGCCTCAAAGATGGCGCCCATCGTCGTTTCTGACGAGTCAGAAGAGCAAGGCAGCGACAAGACTGACACCAGCACCGACACCGCCCTCAAATCGAGGAAGAAAACCGCCGACTGCGGCCTCTTCGTCAGCATCTGCAAACCCAAGCGCCGCCGTGGCCCGATCCACCGCGGCTTCCTCCGCGGCGATCAGCAAGCATTCATGGTCAAATGCCCAGCCTGCGCCTACTGGCAGCCGCTGACATTCTGGCGAAATCAAGACCAAACCGAACCCCTCGAAAGCTCATTCGCCGAACCCGTCGACATCGATGCCCCGCCGCAGCCGCTCGCCCGCGGCACCACCCGCACCCTCATCACCGGCCGCCTAGTATTTGAGCATTGCAAAGACCTCCTTGGCAACTGGGACAAACTCCGCGTCTCCCGAGAAACCTACTACGAATGCGGAAACTGCCGCGCCTCCATCGAAGAATTCCAAAAGCCTGCTCTCCTCGCCTCCGCCCGCTGGATCCCCACCGCCCACGGCGACCCCGGCGTCGTCAGCCAGCACATCAACGACCTCTACTCCACCGACGCAAACTCCGCCTGGGGCGCGCTCGTCCTCGATTACCTCGCCCGCATCCGCGAAGGCCGCCGCGAACTCCAAGGCTTCTTCAACCACGCCCTCGGCCTCCCCTGGTCCGACGAAGTCAACAAGACCTCCGACCGCGACATCCTCAGCAACATCGCCGGCCACGCCATCTATCGCATCGATTCACCAGGCGAAGGCGGCTACACCACCCGCAAAATTTTCACGACCGAAGCCGCCGCCACGGCCGCCGCCGCCGGCCTCACAGCCAAGGGCCTCGCGCCCGTCATTGTCCCGAGCATCTGCCCGCCCTACTCCCGCGGTACCATCCCCGTCCCTGGCTGCACCCTCATCCTCGGCTCCGACGTCGGGGGCAGCTACGCCAAATGGGTAGTCGGCGCCGTCATGCCCAACATGGAAGACATTGCGATCGTCGACTGGGGAACCGAACTCGACCCAGACGCCATCGCCGAAATCTTCCTCACCTCCACCTGGCCCTGTCACGCCAGCGGCAAAAAATACGGTGCTTCCGCCGGCTTCATGGACGCCAAATTTCGCAAAGGCGACTGCTATTCGGCATGCCTTCGCACCCATCGCCGCCTCATGCCCTGCGCCGGCCTCGGCGGCACCTCAGCCCGCTCCGTCCGCCTCTTCTCCGCCACCCAGGTCCAGCAATATCCCTCCGGCTTCCTCCGCCTAGATTTCAACGACCGCGAAGCCAAAGACGAACTCTACATCGCCAGGCTAAAAAAGAAAAACCGCCGCGTCTGGTTCCCCCATGACGTCGCCCAAGATCCCGACTACATCGCCGAAAGCTCCGCCGAAGAACTCCTCGAAAACGACCGCGGCCAAACCTACTGGAACGAACACCCTGGCGCCAACCATTACGGCGACTGCAACAAACTCCTCGTCCTCGGCACCCGCTACCTCACCCGACGCATGGCGCATCCCCGAAATCAAACGTGACTCCTCGACAATTCTGCGACTGCGGCCGCCCCACATTCCGCAAACAAGGCAACGCCTTCGTCTGCCGGCGCTGCTACGAAATCCAAAGCATCTATGACCAAACCAACACCGCTCGCGAAAACCGCGCCGCGCTTGATCCGGCGGACCACAAGTGTAAAGTATGGTCCCGCACCGAAGAAACCAACAAGCGAGAAATGCAATACGCCGAACCCTACCGCGTCCACCTTTATTGAAATGACTGGCGAATCCATGACCTTCGGCAACCGCCTTCGCCTTCGTCGTCTGGTCCTCGGCTGGTCGCAAAAAGAAATGGCCGCGGCCCTCGATGTTTCACCCCGCGCCGTCTGGAAATGGGAAACCGGAAAACCCCCAATCCTCCTCACCCAAGAAGCCGTCGACGCCCGCCTCAAAATCGCTGAAAACCAGCGCAAAAAAAATCTAAAAAAATAGTTTGCATTGTTCGCACTTTGTGCGAATATCTCCCCATGTTCAAATCATCATCACCCATCATCATCCGCATCACTGACATCGGCAGCTTCGCCGAACTCTCCATCACCGACGGCGTCGCCACGGAAATCGGCGCCGGCGGAATCCCCACCGACTACGTCCTCCGTAAAGGCAGCGCCAATCTAAACGGCACCCCCGAAGAAATCCGCGCCGAAGTCGAGCGCGCCTTTAACTATAACGGATCCGACTACGTCGCACGCATCCAAGAAACCCTTCGCGCAACCATCACCGAAGCCGGCAACGGCCTTCCAAGTGTAGGCACTCTAGTCTACCACGGCTCCTCTAATCGCGTCTTTCGCGTCGCCACAGCCTCAAATATTCGCATCAATGGAATCGGCAAAGAAAACAGCATTATCGCCACTCTAATCCCGGCTGGTCATTCAGACGACTACTCTGAAGAATCATTTAAACTCCTCTTTGTTTGCGGCGTCGACCTCGACGAAGATATCGATTACTCCGAGTACACGGTCCACATCAGCAATAAAGCTGAATACTACGGCACGTCATGCACGGACGAAGACGGCCAAGAAATCGCCGAATCACTATGTGACTTGATCGAAGGAGAATTTCCAAACATCGAAACCACCATCTGGAATGAAGGCTATGCAAGCAGTTCTACCAGCGGCCCGAATCAAGACACCATCAACACCATCAACCATTGGATCGCAGAAAACTGGACCGCCGCCCTCTAATCACTTGCAACCCGACAAGCCGGAGGCCTCACCGCCTCCGGCTTTTTCATGCCCTTTTGACACCCCGCCGCAGTCGTGGATGACTACGCTTTAGCCCTGGCACATTACCGACTTACCTTCCCGACGCTCGCCTCCCTCGGCACCTCGGCCGCCACCTGGCGCACCGAATACGACCGCGTCTCCAGCATCGGCCTCTCATCCACCACCGTCATCGGCAGCTCCTCCGAAGGCGCCACCGCCAGCGCCATCCGCAACTTCTCCCAGCGCGTCCTCATGACCGCCCTCCACGCCGTCCGCGCCGAACTCGATAGCGGCTACATGGTCACCATCAACGCCGCCCCGCCCACCTTCGGCCAGCGCCACGGCTCCCGCATCGCCCTAAATTTATGATCTCCATGAACAAAACGTGGGAGGCCGCCGAGCGCAACGGTTTCCGCGGCTATTTTTATTTCCCCACCCTCGACGCCCAACTCCAGCTCCCCGAGTATTCGCGCCAGGCCATTTCCGAGAAAATCAACTGGCTCTACAATAACGTCGGCTTCATTCGCGCCGTCGTCGACGGCCTCAGCCTCGACGAAGTCAGCACCGGCATCTGGCCGAAAGCCTCCACCAGCTCCCGCGAATTCAATCGCGCCTCCACCGATCGCTACCATGAGACATGGAAAGACGCCCGCTTCTTCGACGGTCGCAAAGTCGAAAACGTCTATAGCGCCCAACTCCTCATCCGCCGGCACATCCGCCTCCATGGTGAACTCTTCGCCCAGCTCCTCCGCCCTGACGAGAATAACGCCAGCGCCCGGCTGCATTTCATCCCTGCCTACCAAGTCGCCAACCTCCAAACCGAACCGGCTAATTCGCGCTACCTCGACGGCATCCAACTCGACGACCTCGGCGCCGCCATCAACTACCGCGTCATCACCGATAAAACCGCCCAAGACTACACCCGCGTCCCCGCCGAAGACATGCTCCACTTTCACGACGCCTTCTGGTGTGGCCAGACCCGCGGCACCTCCAGCCTCGCAGCCATGGCGAGAAAGCTCTTCACCCTCAACGACATCGAGCGCATGACCGCCAATGGCATCCAGCTTCGTTCCATGGTTGCCTATGCGATCGAGCGCACCACCGACGACACCGGCGGCCCCACGCTCCTCCCCAATGTCGTCGATACCGAAGTCGTCGACAATGACGACGGCACCCAAACCAAGGTCCAGAAAATCACCAGCGAAGACGGCCTCGACACCACCGTCCTTGAACCGCCCGCAGGCCGCACCGTCAAAGTCGTTGAATCCAACGCCGCCACCGAACCCTTCAAATTTAAAGAAGACGTCCTCCGCGACCTCGCCCATTGCACCGGCTACCCGCCCGAATACGTTTTCTCCCTCGCTGGCATGGCCCAGGGTACGCTCGTCACGTTTTCTCCCTCGCTGGCATGGCCCAGGGTACGCTCGTCCGCCTCACCATGCAACGAGTCAAGACGCTCAAAGACTACGTCCGCCAAAACCAACTCATCCCCCAATTCCTCGACCACGCCTACCGCTTCCGCACCTGGCAAGACATCTCCACCGGCTACTATGACCGCATCGGCGTAAGCGTCCCGGAAGACTGGTACAAAGTGAAATTCATCTGCCCCGCTGATACCACCGTCGACATCGGCCGCGAAGGCGCCCTCTACGACGAACGCGTCAGCACCGGGAAAATGTCAGTCGAAACCTACTTCGGCCTCGCCGGAGAAGATCGCGCCGACGTCGACGCCGAGAACCTCCGCGTCCGCGAAGAACGCGACGACGCCCTCGACGCCCTCAACCGCCGGCGCGCCCTCAAGGGCCAAGTCCTCCTCGCCTACGAAGACATCTGGCCCGCCAACACCCAAGCCGCCGCCAACGCCGCCGCCCAGCCAGTCGTCGAACTCCCCGTCCCAGCCCCGCTGGCATGACCGTCCCCAAATACATCGCCGACGCTGCCGCCACCGGCCTCGCCTATCGACGCGACGGCCTCGGCGGCCCCGGCCTCGCCGACTCCACGATCACCGCCGCCCGACGCATGGCATCCGGCACCGTCAGCGACCAAAAAATCATCCTCGCCAACGCCTGGGCCGCCCGCCACGCCGTCGACCTCGACGCCCCAAAAAACTCTCGCCGCTCCGACCCCGGCTTCCCCGGTCCCGGCGCTGTCGCGCATTATCTCTGGGGAATCGACCCTATAAACCCCGCACCCGCCCGCGCCTGGTTCGCCAGGCAGACCGAAAAACTTCAGCAACCCACCGCAAAAATGCCCACTCCTTCCTGGTTTAAAATCCGCAACGCCGGCACCTCCGCCGAAATCTCCATCTACGAGGAAATCGGCATGGGCGGCGTCACCCCCGCCTCCTTCATTTCTCAGCTCACCGCCCTCGGAAAAATCCCCATCACCGTCCGCATCAACTCCCTCGGCGGCAGCGTCTTCGATGGCCTGGCCATCTACAACCTTCTCCGCGATCACGTCGGCGGCGTCACCATAAAGATCGACGGCGTCGCCGCCTCCATGGCCTCAGTCGTCGCCATGGCTGGCACCCGCGTCATCATGTCGGAATCGGCGCTGATGATGATCCACAATCCAAACAGCGAAGTCGCTGGTGAAGCCTCCGACCTCCGCAATATGGCGCAAGTCCTCGACCAAGTAAAAAATTCCCTCGTCGCCGCCTACCACCGCAAAACCAAAATGGCACCCAACAAAATCGCAATGATGATGGACGCCGAAACCTGGATGTCCGCCACCGAAGCCCTGGAACTCGGCTTCATCGACGCCGTCGAAAAATCCGCCGTCGTCGTCGCCAAATTTGACAGCTCCCGCATGCCAACCCTTCCCGCAAAATTTCAAAACCTTATGTCTGAACCTACAACTCCCGCAACTCCCACCAACGCCACGGCTGAAGAAGTCGCCGCGCTTACCACTCAAGTCGCCGACTTGCTCGCGCAAATCACCATCCTCATTCATGAACGCGACGATTTGGTCAGCCAGCTCGCCCTTGCTCAGTCAACCCTCCCCGTCGATCCTTCCATGCCCGGTGTGAATCCGGCATCTGCCGCCGAAGCCGTCGCCACCGCACAAGCGGAACGCGACACCCTCGCCGCCCAATTCGCCGCCCTCAACGAATCCGCCACCGCCGCGGCCCTCGCCTACACGAACGCCAGCAAGCAGCTCGAAACCATGACCACCGCCCTGGCAGCTGCCAACGCCGCGACGGTCAGCGCCAAAGCCAACGCCGTCCGCCTGGAAGCCCTCGCCGGCCTCCGTGGCGTCACCGCGTCTACCGCGGCTGCACCAGCCAGCACGCCCGTCACCGCGACTTCTCCGCAAAACTTTATCGACACCCTCAACAGCCTCAGCGGATCCGCTCGCACCGAGTATTTCCGCGCCAACTCCGCGGCCATCCGTTCCGCAAATCGCTCCATTAAACTCCTCTAATTTGACAACCAGCAAAAACAAACTCTCCAACTCATAAACAAATCTCATGGCAACATATACTAACCTCGACAATGAAATCTTCGCGAACTCCGCTCTTCAGGCGTTCGTCAAGACCCTCGCGCCTCTCGCGGCCTTCAGCCGGAACTTCTCCGCCGCTCCCGTGCAAAAGGGCAATACCGTCCTCGTCCCGCTCATCGCCGCACTGACCGCCACCACCTTCGGCGGATCCTACGCTGTTTGCGGCGGCACCAAAACCGTCGTCACCGTTTCGATTAACCGCCACAAGGTAGTCGCCATCGGCCAAGACGATCTCACCGCCGCCGGCAGCTCCGAGGCCAACCTCATCGACTTTGCCTTCCAGCAAGGCCGAGCGCTCGCCCTCGCCGTCATCGCCGACGTCTTCACCCTCTGCACCACGGCAAACTTTGGCGCCGTCACCGCTGTCGCCTCGACCGCCATGACCGTCACCCAGCTCCGTTCGGCGCGGCTCCTCCTCAACCAGGACAACGTCAGCACGGAACCCCGGTCGATGATCCTTGATTGCGTCCCTTACGATTCCCTGCTCTCGATCACCAACTTTGTCCAAGCGCAAATGTTCGCCGACAACAAGGTCCTCCAAGATGGCGCCATCTTCAAGGCCCTCGGCTTCAACATGTACGAAGTCAACAGCCTTTTCGGCAGCGTAAACAGCGTCATGGGCTTCGCCGTCCATCCTTCGGCCATCGCTATCGCCATGCGCTACCTCCAGCCTCAGCCAGGCAACAACTACAGCGACGCCCGCGCCGTGGTCGATCCCGAAACCGGCATCACCTTCGGCCTCCGCGATCACTACGACAACAACACCGGCAACCGCTACCTGAACATGGAAGCCAACTACGGCTACGCTGTCGGCCTCACCACCGCAGGCCGTCTGATCAAACAATCGGACTAGAGCATTACGGAAGCGGCTGGCGTAGCGAGACGCCAGCCGTTCCATTACCTTTTTGGCGTTGTCTATCTGACGCCGAAGAACTGGCCCGGCAAAACTCGCTTTTTGCCGGGCCTTTCATTGCCCCAAACCCTCACTTCAAAAAAAATGACCTCACCAAAAATCTCCCTCTGCATCATCACCGGCAACTGCGTCGAATACATCGACCGCTGCCTCGCCTCCTTCGGCCCTTACGTCGACGAAATCATCGTCGTCCGGGCCATCGGCAACCAGCCGCCCGACGCCACCCTCGACATCGCCCGCGAAAAATTCCACGCCATCACCGGCGAATATTTTAACGCCCCAGGGCATGAAGACTGGCCACACGTCGATAACTTCGCCGCCGCCCGCAACCTCAGCTTTTCCCTAGCCACGGGCGACTACATCCTCTGGGCCGACACCGACGACATCCTCGAATCCGGTGGCGAACTCATTCGCGAACTCGCCACCCGTGGCGGCTACGCTGCTTTCCTCTTACCCTATCGCATCATGGGCCTCGGCGTCCGCGTCCCCCGCGAACGCCTCCTGGCCCGCGATTCTGGCGTCTGGCAATACCCCGTCCACGAATGCTTCACCTTCAAAATCGAACCCGTCCAAGCCGTCGAAGACCAAAGAATCGTCATCACCCACATGCCCCATTTATCGAAATTCGGCAGCAACGAACGCAACCTCCGGATCCTCGAAAGCATCCCCGTCGAAGAAATGAACTGCGGCCAGCTCTACCATCTCCAGGGCGAACTCGCTGCTGTCGGCCGTCTCGATGATTCCGTCGCCATCGCCAAAAAAGCCCTCGCCCACAAGGAACTCGGCGTCCCCGAAGAATACGAACTTTGGCTAAACCTCGTCAAGATGTCCAAAGACCCCGCCGAGAAAGAAACCCTCCTCCTCCAGGCCATGAAAACCGATCCCTCGCGCCGCGAAGCCTTCGGCGTCATGGCTGGCCATTGTCTCGACCACGGCCTCGCCCCGCACGGCCTCGCCTGGGCGCGCATGATGATGGCCCTTCCCCGATCAGAAGCGCCCGACTGGAACGAACGCGGCGCTTTCTACGGCTACCTCGCCGAAGACATCCTCTGCCAAGCCCTCCGCTGCAACCGCCAATCCACCGAGGCCGAAGCCATCCGAAAAACCAGCCTCAACGCCGCCGGCGGCGCCACCATCACCCTCATCCACGCCACCCGAGGCCGGCCGCTCCAAGCCTGCCACACCCGCAAAGCCTGGCTCGATCTCGCCGACGCCCCAGACCGCATCGAGCATCTCTTCGTTTTCGACTCCGACGACAAGGAAAGCCACGCCCTCCGGCGCATGCATCACATCGAAGTCACGACACCCGATCTCGGCTGCGTCAACGCCTGGAACACCGGCTGCTTTTACGCCAATTCCCAAGTCCTCATCCAAGTCTCCGACGACTTCCTTCCGCCGCCCCGCTGGGACACTGAAATCCTCGCCCGCCTCGGCGACGTCCACAAACCCGCCGTCCTCGCCGTCTCCGACGGCAGCCGCACCGACGATCTCCTCTGCATCGCCATCATGACCCGCGAATATTGGCTTCAAGACATGTTCATGTTTCACCCCTCATTCACCGGCGTCTATTCCGACAACTTCCTCACCGACACCGCCACCCAGCGCAAACAGATCATCCCCGCAAAAGACCTCATCTTCACCCACTACCACCCCGCCTTCGGCCTCGCCGCACCCGACGAAACATATCGCCGCCAAAACTCGCCGGAACAATACGAGAAAGGTCTGGCCATCTACAAGCGCCTCACCACCGGCGCCGTCGGTGACTGGTCCACCATCCCCGGCTTCATGGACTACTGGCAGTTTTACCGGGCCGTCGCTGGCAATCTGCGCGACGGCGACACCGCCGTCGAAATCGGCTGCTGGCTCGGCCGCTCCTGCATCTACCTCGCCCAAGAACTCCAGCGCCTCGGCAAGCACGTCGACATCATCGCCATCGATAATTTCCTCGGCGAAGAAAACCAGATCATCCACGAAGCCACCGTGGCCGCGCACGGCGGCAGCCTCCTCGGCGCCTTCCAAAATAACATCGACCGCTGCGGCGTCTCCGACCTCATCACCACTATCGTCGGCGACTCCGCTGATTCTGCGTCCGCGATCCCCGACGCCAGCGTCCATTTCGCCTGGATCGATGCCGCCCACGATTACGACAGCGTCATCCGCGACATCCGCGCTTGGCTGCCGAAAATGGCACCCGGCTCCATGCTCGCCGGCCACGACGCCGCCTGGCACGAAGTCAAACGCGCCGTCACCGAACTCCTCCCCACCGCCAAATTCAACGCCTCCATCTGGTGTTACATGGTCCCCGCTTTATGATCACTCCCGAACCCATCCTCCTCTCCATCCTCACCGCCAGCATCCCCGAGCGCGCCGATAAACTTGAAATGCTCACCGCAAAAATCACCGCGCAAATCGGCGATCTCCCCGTCGAGCATCTGGTCTTCCTCGACAACCGCAAACGCACCATCGGCGCAAAACGCGACGCCCTCCTCCGCATCGCCCGCGGCACCTTCATCGCCTACGTCGACGATGACGACACCGTCTCCCCCGATTATGTCGCTTCCTTGGTTGAAGCCATAAAGACGACAGCGTCGCCAAACGATCAAGTCGATGTCATCACCTTCGCCCAATTCGCCCGCGTCGACAAAGCCTGTGCCAAAATCGTCTTCGGCCTCCGTCAGGAAAACCAACCCTTCGTCCCAGACACCGCAGTCCTCCGCGCCGCCTGGCATGTCTGCGCCTGGCGTCGTTCCGTCGCCATCCTCAGCCACTTCCCCGAAAGCAACTACGGCGAAGACTGGGCATTCGCCGAACCCCTCAACCGCATCGCCCGCGCCTCCATCCACCTCGACAAAGTCCTCCACTACTACCGCTTCAACTCCGCCACCACCATGGCCCCATATCCCGACTTATGACCATCAACTTCCAAAAAATCCTAATCTATTCCGAAGAGGGAGACAACTGTTTTCCAAACGCCCTAACCATTGAACTCGATAGCAGCCAAATCAACTGCCCGGTGACTTTTTGGCATGGTAAAACTCCCGTTTTCTCCTTAGGCGTCGAAGAAATTCCCGCCTTTTGTAAGGCACTCGGCCAAATCGAAGTCTGCCATGTTTGACACCACCCCCAACGCATGACCCGACGCCCGGCAAACTGTCAGCTCTCCGCGACGCCTGCACCGCGCCCTGGCTGCATCTGCCGCGCCTGCTCAGTCACCCGGCACGGCGTCACCGCAGCCGCTGACGACTTCGCCGTCTCGGCATATGCTCACCTCACCGATCACGTCCGCGAACGCGCCCGCGTCCGCGCCGCCAAGCTCCCGAAAAAATGAGTGAAGCCGCCGACCTCCTCACCGCATCGCGCACCTTCTACGCCGCGCAATTTACCGCCACCGTCACCATCGACGGCACCAGCTACGCCGCAGGCACCTCCGGCAAGCGCTCCGGCTCAACCCTCGGCCCTGGTGGCTTCAGTAAAACCAAAATCATCTCCTTCTGGCTCGCCGCGGCCGCCTTCACCGCCGCCGGAAAATCCGCCCCCGCCGAAGATGATACGGTCACCGTCACCGCTCCCGCCGGCTTCGTCGGCACCTACACCGTCGACACCGTCGCCACCGACTCCGGCGGCGGCACCTACATCCTCCGTTGCATCGAGGCCCCGCAATAAATGGCAAACACGAACGCCCGCAAAATCGAACTCGCCGTCCAAACGGTCCTCTCCGCCGCCCTCGGCGGCGGCTACTCCGTCCGCTGCACGAATACCGACGCCAACGGCACCACCAATCTGCCCCTGCCCGCCGTCGTCATCACCGCCACCGAAACGGGCGTCTGCCGCGAAGTCCTCTATAACGGCACCTACGCCATCGATGGCACCCTCGCCCTCGAATACCGCGTCAATGGCATCACCGCCGCCAGCTCCGCCGCCCTCGAGACGCTCGCCACGGCCGGCGGCGCCGCCTTCGAGGGCATCACATCGAACGCCTCCTTCTCCTTCCTCCAAATCATCGACTCCTCCGACGAATACGCCTTTGACGCCTCCGTCCGCACCCTCACCCGTACCTACACGCTCAAAGTTTTGACAACCTGACCTTCACAGCAACTCAACTTTTTAACTCCTCACACTATGGCAGCCGGAACACTCATCAACCTCACCAACTTCATCACTGGTATCGCCGCAAACGAAACCGGCATCAACATCTCCGATCTGAAGATCTCGGTCGAACCCGAATTCATCACCCCCGTAATGGATAATTTCGGCCACATGAAAGGCAAAGTCGTCGGCCAGCCAAAATCCACGATCTCCATCGGCGGCGAAGTCTCCGGCTCCACCGGCATCATGGCAGCCACCGCCATCGCCTTTACGACAATCACAAACACCCACGTCTACTTCAGCTCGCCCACCACGGGCGCGCTCTTCGTCAAAGGCGACGTCACTCTTTCCCGCGACTCCGGCGCTCTCGCAGCCATGACCGCCGAGTTCGAATGCTACACGGGCATATCTTCAGTTTAGTGGTCGAATTGGGGTCATTATTGGCTGGCGGGCGCCTCATATCGCCCGCCAGTCAATGACCACCGCCTGACCACCCTGGGACCGGACACCCAAAAACCGCCAACTCAACTTCATGTCTCAGCCCTTCTTTCAGACTCGCGATCTTCCGCTCGCGATCATGCTCGCCACCTGCGGCGTTCCCTTCCCCACCGACGAAGCTGGCAACACCATCGCCGTCTTCCACACCTACGACGCCGAAACCCTCCGCGCCGCTGGTCTGCCCGCTGGCATGGGCCTCTGGGACGCCGGCAGCCTCGCCTGGCAGCGCAAAGTCCGTGGCAAAGTCACCTATAACTTCGTCCAAAACGACCTTCTCCGCGAACTCCTCGCCGTCTGGGCGGATCACGGCCGCGCCATGGCAACCAGCGACGCCGCAGGCACCTCCAGCGACGACCTCGGCATCGATGTTCCGCCCT